CACCGTGATGCTCATGGTAAAATTCAAACCAAGCATCTTCAAACCACTCTTCGCCTTGTGGCGTGAAGTAAGTTTCAGCTTTAAATACTTCATGTCTTGCCATTTCATCATTTACTGCTTGAAACATTATGTCAAATAATTGATTCTTTAACTGGTTGAATATCAGATCTTTAGTAGTTTCTATATCAATTTCTGAATAACCTTTTCGTACAGGTTTTTTTACTTGTGTTTCAGGATGTTTGTAGCCGTAAGTTTTTTCTTGTCTAAGTTCATTTAACGTTCTTTGCTTAGCCATTTTTCTTAGATTTAGTTTCGTTATACGCCTTTTTCAACTGGGCGATTTCAGTTTGACACTTTCTTATTTGTTCTTTATTACCAACTTCTTGATAGAATTGTGTCCAAGAATACAAGTTTTGTAGTTGTTTGGTAATTGTTTGTTGTTGTTTACTCATAGTGGACGTGGGTGGGATCGAACCACCGTTTGTGCACCTTTGCTTACGCCGCGGTTGCACCCTTCCAACTTTCACGCCCAAGTGTACTTACCTTAAATAAGTACCATAACCGCGTCTTCGGGTGAGTTTTGCGATAGTATCAGCATCTTGTCTTGATAGTATTTGTATGTTGTTACCTGTTTTGTGATTGATAATATCAACACACCCGTATTTTTCTGCTGTGCTACAACCGACGCAAGTGTTATAGCCATACTTAATTCTTACTGGATGTACTTCTTGTGTACCGCATTTACATATCATATTGTTAATTTTATAATATTATCCAATAGTAATCGTATTTAGTCTGTGACAAATGTTAAACCTTTGTAGTTAAACCATGCTTTTCTTTCGTATGGTACATCATTTAAAGTGTAACCTCTATATAATTTGCCATCTAGTCTTATTAAAGATCTATTACTTGGGTAAAATTTAATTGTTTTCATGTTATTTTAGATTATATTCCATTCGCTTGATGGTGTTATTTACTAGTTTTCTTACTTCTGCACCAAACTCTTGATCGTTTGGGTACTTTTGCTTTAATTCAGTGACTTGTAGCCATCTTAATTGAGCTAATTTATTTTGTTTATCTATATATCTCATATTACTGGTATGTGATTAGTATCTATTTCAAGATCACCGTTATAAATTTTTTGTGCTTGTAAGTAAGCATAAGTATATTTCTGTGTTTCAGTACCTGCTGTTTGTATACTACCATACAAGCCAGTTAGTATATCTTTAGTTATTGATTCAATTGCTTGTTGTTCTGTCATTTGTTTAGTTCTTTTATTATTTTTACTATTAATTCTTCTGCATCTTCGACATACTTGTCGTCAGTTTCAGTGTAACCAAGTTCTTCAAACATATAATAATCTAGCTCATTATATATAGTATTTACTACTCGATCACATATTTTATCTATTACTTCTTGCTCTGTCATATTAGAATAAGTATTCAAACCAGAATTTAAACAAGTTTTTTAGTGCTATTGCCATAGTTGGTATCCATATTGCTAAGAATATAGTAGTCATAATCGTAGCATAGATTTTTAGCATTTTTTCTTCGACTGCTTTGTAGCAGAATTTAATTAGTTTTGCTTTCATTTGCTTTTATTTTATTGATTAGTTCGTTAATTTCTTCATAGTTAAACACTTCATACTTGTTATCAACTTGTTGTTTTATATAATTATAAGTAAAGTGTTCAGGTTTTTTAGCTATGTCTGATGATAGTAGATCGCGCTTAACCCAGCCATACGGAGATGGATAGTTATTGTACACTTGCAATTTGATGTCACCATCTTCATAGATTATTGCTGTTAAGTTATTAGTGGTTATATATTTCATAATATTATTATCCATTAGCGATCGTATTTATTTTGTAACTCTTAACATTGAGTCCACTTTTATTAGTCTTTTCTCAGTTTGTTTTAGCCAATAATAATAATATTGAGCTACATCTTCATTTAATATTCCATGATTTACATCTTCTTGTAACCAAGTAGTCATGTCTTGTATATTTATTATAGCTTCGCTAATATGTACTAAAGTACCATCTTGCTTTATTTCGTTGGGCGTAAGCATACTACCTACTAAACCAACTGTTAATATTAGTTTATTCATTTTATTTTTTATTTTCTATTAAATCAAGTATTGTATCGAGTAATATAGTTACAACGACTATCGCTGCAGCTACACATGGAAATGCTATTAATATCATAATTGTATTACTTTTATTGGTATGTTGTAACAACCTTCTTCATAAAATATAACTTTGTCAAAGTCACTTATATCATCTTCAAACTCATTTTCTATAAATTCTAATAGTTCTTGAGTTAATTCTGTTGACTCATGTGTTAGCCAAGTTGATTCTTCGTTTGTATTTTTAGGTATTATTTCTAGTTCGTACATATCTCGTTAGTTAAATTGTAAATAGTTTTATCACTGTGGAACATATATTCTACTTCATTTAAGTTATATCCAAGTTGTACAGAGATAAACTCGTCTAGTTCCATTTCATATTTTTCATAGTTTATATCATGGTATTGATGTACTTCACCACTGCCAAAGTCTAATATAGTTAATGTTTGTTTCATAGTATTTGACTTAGTATTTCATAGTGATTGTCTTGTTGAGACTTAGTTAGATTGACCCACTTTGGATCGCCAGAATAGTTATCTAAGTGATTCATGATTTGCTGTTCTAGTTCAGCTTTTTTGATTGTTTTGTTTACTTCGTCAAAAGCTTTTGCCCATGACCAGTTTGAAGGATTATTTGGATTATACATAAGCGTTAGTTTAATTAGTTTATATTATTATCCTACGACTTTCGTAGTTAGTTTGTAGCACGGCGAGGAATCGAACCTCGCGTCTAACCATTCATGCTATGTGGTGCACTCGTTCATATTTGATTTACCAGTAAACGAGTAGAACTAACTGGACTTTAGTATGTATTCAAAGATTACTCTTTGATTGTAGCTAATTCTCTACAGAATTTAGGCACTGTGTTTGAATTAGTGTATGATTTGTACTCTTGAAAACATGGCATACTTTCAAACTTTTCTTGAAATAGTGAGTATATTTCGTCGTGGTCATAAGTAAATGTAATGTTTTTCTTGTTAGTAAAAGTGATTACAGTGTTTGTACCTAAAAGTGATTTTCTGATTACAAATCTTTTTGTTGTTAATTTATTATTTTTCATAGTTATATTTTTTAGTTTGTTAGTTTATATTATTATCTAATTAAGTTCGTATTTAGTTTGTAAATTATTTTATGTTGTCAAGCATAGTTAATAATTCAGTTAAGTTTTTTTCGCAATTAATATTTTGCAAATGATTTTTTAAATAGTTATTTTTTAAGTGCTCAGTTGTTATTGTAGTTGAGCTATGAAGTAAGTTTTTATGATTTAATATTTGAGTAATTAAGTTTTGCATATTTGTAAGTTTTAATTAGTTTATATTATTATCTATTTTACTTCGTAATTAGTTTGTATTAAATTCCATTAAATGAAATATAATTTATAATTCCATAAGTGACAATATTGTAAGTGATTAATGTTAATATTGTAGTTAAAAATAGTATTGAAATATAGTTTAAAGTTTTCATTTTAGTTAGTTTAAAAGGTGTATATTAGTTTATTAGTTAAAATTAGTTTAGGAGTGTAATGTAAATTGTCTAAGTATATAACAGAATAATTTACTATTTTTTAAAGTTATTCATCATATGTTGTTTAACAATTGCCTCAATTTCTTCAGCAGTTTTAAAGTTTTTGTTTACAAATTTTCCATTTATCACTTCATTGTGAGCTTCGATGTTAGTTAAATATTTTTTCATAATTTCTAAGTTTAAGTTGTAGCTTCGTTGCTACGTATATATTATCTATGCATCGTCGTAATTAGTTTGTAAGTAGTTTAGTAAACTGAAATGATCAAACTATTGCACAATATAATTGCAAAACGATCAATATATACAAAATCATAAACTAAAATGATCGGGACCCGCAAAACAAAAACGCGTTTTACATTGCAAATACAAAATATAATTGTGGGGTAGCAACACTTTACTTCTAAATATCTAATAATAGGTGTGACAATAGCCTTATAAGTAGTATAATAACAGGCAAATGTCACTATACCAAGTAAAAAACAAAAAATTAATGGTATAAATACAGGTAAAAACGAGTAAAATCCTGTAAATTACTATAATATCCGGTAATCCGCATAATTAAAAGACAAGCATGGCTATAATTTACACGTATAAGTTAAAAACAGCGCCCACTTTAGAAGATTTAGTACTTATATCTGACATTGAAGATGGTAGAAAAACCAAAAACGTTACATTATCAGGTATAAAAGAAACAATAGACGTGGTAGACAGCATAATAGCTACACTACCCGTAGAAGCAAGCAGCGCTACTGGCAATGTTACTTTAAGTTTAAAAGGATTATCCGGTTTTGGTACTGCTGGGCAAGTAATAAAAGTTAATTCTGCCGGTAATGCGCTAGAATATGCAGATGATTCAGGTGGTGACACGTATGATTTAAACGCAACACAAGACGGTGATAACGTAGATTTAAACTTAACGTCCGGTTCTGGCTCAGATAACTCAGTAGTTCAGCTAACAGCAGGTTCTAATATTACATTAACTAGAAATAGCGCTAATGAAATAACTATAGCATCGTCAGGAGGATCTGGTTCTGCACTTACCGTGTCGCAAGGTGGCACAGCAGTAGATACAGACGTAACTAATATTAATTTTGTAAGTGGATTTGCAGCAGTTGATGACTCAGGAACAGCTGGAAAAGTAGATTTAAATGCAGTTTACAATACTTCACTTGATAATTCTATAGAAACTGAAAACGCTTTAGGTGGTATACCAGCTGGAACAACAGTAGCTGACTTAAAAGGTGACACAATAGTTTCTTTATTTGATGCATTGTTATTCCCAACAGTAAATCCTACGTACGTAATACCAACTAGAACATTTAGCTCTTCTGTAACAGGAACAAGAGAAGTAGGTACTACAGTTAGTCCAGCACTTACCGCAGGAGGTACTAAAAACGATGCTGGTGCATATACAGATATAAGTATTAAAAAATCTGTTAATGGAGGTTCTCAAACTACATTAGCATCAGGAGCGCCAACAGAAAGCAGCGCAAACAATTTACCGGCTCAGTTTGGATATGCAAATGAAAATAATCCAAATAAATCTTATAGCAAATCTGTAACAGATAGTAATTTAACAATACCAGCTCCAGCTAGTGGAAGCACATCGACAGTTGTTTATTCTTCAACAGCTAATTATAGCGCAGGCGATGCACTAAAAGACAATAAAGGAAATTTTGACACGAGAACTCCAGCAGTTAGATCAACTAACGCTCCTCAAGCTGCAGCAACTAATTTTTCTAGTGCTAATAGAACAATAACAGGTTTATATCCATATTACTATTTAAAAAGCTCAAGCGCTATAACAACTGCAAGTATGGTTACTGCAATAGAAAACGGAACAGCTACAGCAGTAGTAGCATCTGCGTCAGGTACACTTAGTATTCCATACAATGTTTCTTCTCAATATTTAGCTGTTGCTTATCCTGCAACAAACACGACTAAAACAAAATATTTTGTAACATCACTAGATAATGGTGATATAACAGTAGTATTTAATGCTGTAGCTACATCTAATGTAACATCTCCAAATAATTATTGGGAAGATATTTCATATAAGATACATACTTCAAACTCTGCTCTGACGAACTCAAACCCAACTATACAACTAAGAAACTCATAACATGGCATTATCAGGAATACAGTTATCTGCAGGTATAATCACCGGTGCACCTAAACCAGTAGACGCAAAGTATGGCCCGTATACAGGTAATACTTTAGCTGCAGCTACTACAGCTGCTAAAACAGATATAACTGTAGCGCTAAGATATGAAGGATTAACTGTAGGTATAAAAGTTGGCACAGATAATATTTTAGAGTATTGGTTTTACGGCGGCACCGCTGATAGTAATTTTGTACAAAAAACAGGTACATCTGCCGCTTTAACAATAAAAGACTCAGGAACTGATGTTGACACAAATGTCAGTACTATAAACTTCTTAGGTACTTTAAACGCCGCGCAAAACGGATCTGGTACTGTAGACGTGTCTTCCCAAACGTTTGTTTCAAATGTGGGGAGCGCATTATCATCTTGGATAATAGATCATAATTTAGGAACCTATCCAGCTGTAACCACTGTTAATAGCAGTGATGAAGTTGTTTTTGGTGAAGTAACTTATAATTCTAATAACCAAGTGAGAATAAACTTTTCCACAGCAATTGCGGGGAAGGCATATTTAAATGTATAAAACAACAAAAAACAAATAACAATTAAAAATTAAAAAAAATGGCAATTAAGTTTTTAAGTGATATTTCGTTAGAAGGTGGCCAGATTAAGGACTTTGCAATAGAAAGATTAGCTTCTAACCCATCCGGCACGCAACCTGAAGGACGAATATATTACAATACTGGTGATGATACCTTGAGGTATAACACTGGTAGTGGCTTCTTGACGCTTTCAACTAGTGCTGGATCTATGTCTAGCTGGGACTTAAGTGTTGATGATGGTACAGCAGTTTCAGTTTCAGATAGCCAAACGGTTAACTTTAATTCCGGAACTGGTATAACCGTTTCGCAGTCTACTAGAGATATTACTATAGCTTTAAGAGCTGCAACGTCATCAGTAATAGGTGGTATTGAATTATTTTCCGATACTGTTCAGTCAGTAGCAGCTAATTCAGTAACAACTACAGCTGGTAGAACATATGGTATTCAAGTAAACTCTGCTGGACAAGCAGTTGTTAACGTTCCATGGACAGATAGTGAAAATTATTCTTTTGATTTAGCAGGTGATTCTGGATCTAGTTCAATAGCAAGTGGTGGTACAGCTACAATTGCAGGTGGTACAGGTATTACTACAGCAGAGTCAGATGGTACAGTAACTGTTACAAACAGTAAACCTTTTGATAGTTTAACATTAGCCGCTACATCAGGTAGTAACTCTACTATAGCAAACTCAGGTACTATAACTTTAGCAGCTGGCACTGGTATTACAACTACTAACAATGGTTCTGGTCAAGTAACTATTGCAGCTAGCAATAATGGTACAATGAGTTCTTTCAACGTTGCTGATGACTCTGAAGATTCATTTACTATAAGTAATGGAGAAACTGTAGGTTTAGTAGGCGCTGCTAACGGTGGTATTAGCACATCAGTTGACGGAGTTAACGAAGAAGTAGACTTCTCAATGGATGTTAATGATTTATTAGCTACAACTACTTGGGATTCTGCAGCTGATTACTTTGCAGTAGCTGATGGAACAGCAACTAGAAAAATATTATCTAGTAATATTCCAATAAATGATTTTGGAACTGCTGATGGCAATATTGCTATGGGTACTAACAAAATTACAGGATTAGGTACTCCAACTGCTAATGCAGATGCAGCTACTAAACAATATGTTGATAATGCTGTAGTTGGTGGATTACAATTTAAAGGATCATTCAACGCGTCAACTGGTGCTATATCAGGTGGTGGTAACTTAACAAGCGGTGGTTCAAGAGTTGCTATTGAAATAGGTGATTTATATATCGTAAGTACTGCTGGTAACTTCTTTGGTAATGCAGCTACACCTTTAACAATTGGTGATCAGGTTTATGCTCAAGCTGACGCAAACGCAGGGGCTTCTGTTGAAGCTGACTTTGCTGTTGTTCAGTCTGATACAGATTTAGCGACTGCAACTGCTGTTGGTTTAGCTAGTTTCCCAACTGCTGGTGGATTAGTTGTATCTTCAGGTGCTGTATCTCTTAAAGATCAATCAGGTATTTCTGCTGGTGAGTTTGGTTCTGCAAGTCAAACAGTAACTGCTACTGTAGATGCACATGGTATCTTAACAGCTTTAACAGAGCAAACTATTAGTATTACATCTTCAAATGTATCTAATTTTGCTTCAGCTGTTGATACTAGAATAGCTCTTCAAAATAATGCTAACACTGGTGAAGGAACTGGAACAAGCATTACTTTTGCTCACGGTTTAGGTACTGCTGATTTAATAGTACAGTTGTACGATATATCAGGTTCTAATGAAGAATTAGTATATGCTGATATTAGTGTTAACTCTACTAACATAATCGTTACCTTTGGTAAATCACAAACTTTAAGCAACTATAGAATAGTTTGTCAAGAAGTTTCTGAGAACTCATAATAATAAACAATGCTAGTTAAAAGGGCTGTTAACGCAGCCCTTATACTAGTTTTTAAATTAAATTTAAATAATGGCAGTAAAGTTTTTAAATAACATAGAAGTAGAAGGTGATACAGACATTACTTCTGGAGCTTTAAGCGTCGGTAGTATAACTGAAACTACGACCAATGGAGCTATATATGCTGCTAATGATGTTGTAGCTTTCGCAACTTCTGATGCGAGGTTGAAAAAATATCCTAAAAATATTAAAAACGCTTTAGACAAAGTAGATGCAATAAACGGCGTAAACTTCATATGGAGAAAAGCAAATGAAGACGTTCAAAAAAATGTACACTCGTTTGAAGGGAGAGACGTAGGCGTCATTGCACAAGAAGTAGAAAAAGTATTACCTGAAGTTGTTGTAACTAGAGAAACAGGTTACAAAGCAGTTAAATACGAAAAGATTGTGCCTTTACTAATTGAGGCAATTAAAGAATTAAGATTAGAAGTAGAAGAATTAAAAAAAGATAAATAATGCCATTACCAGAATCAGGCAGAATAACTATAGACGAGATATGCGATGAGTTTAGCGTTGAGAAAAGCAGCGTTGATTTATCAAATGACTTAGGGCCTTTAATAGGTATAGAAGCAGGTAGTAAAGTTAGATTAACTGATTTTTATGGGGCTTCAGGTTCAGCGACCCCAGGTTCTGTATTTAGAAGAGGATCAACAAATCAATTTAGTATTGGTAATAGAATTATAATGAAAAGTACCCAAGAGCCTACTACAGCTATGAGGCTAGGAAATGGTAATACATTTACAGTTAATTTTTGGGTAAAAGCAGGGTGGACACCGGCATTAAGTAGTTATGGTAAAAACCAATTTTTAATTGGCTGGGGAGGTAATGCAGTTCATCCTAATTACCAATCTAATGTTTATAATCAAATTTGGAGATGTTGGTATGATGAGTCTCTTAATAGACTTTGGACTGGATTTTTAGGAGACGATGCTAATGGAAATCCAAGATATACGCAAAACTTTTGGTTCTTCCACAAAAACAGTGGAACACCTAATATATCAACTGTTTCAGGATTAGGCACTTCTTACTGGACTAATCAAAATAGAGGTAACACCAATGATAATGATTTTACCATGATTACTATAACTGTTAACAATAATTTTAACTCTGGTAATGTTAAGCTTTGGTGGAATGGTAATTATGTTGGAACACCTTTTTATAGCACAGCTAGTAATAATGGAACACCGCTAAATGACACTGACGTTGCTAGAGGTATGCTACTGCTGGGAGCTCCTTATTCTCAAAATAACTCGACATATGGTGGAACTCTTGATGAAAAGTCTGGTTATTTAGGTGGAAATGGAGATACGTATGTTGATGAAGTAAGCATATGGGATAGTGTATTATCATCATCAGATTTAGCTAGCTTATACAATAGTGGTGATGGAGGTTCAATATCTACAAGCACACAACCTGAAGGTTTAATAGCATATTGGAATTTTGATTCAACTTCTCAAGATACAACTAATAAAACTGTATTACCTATATGGCCAAATCCTAGTACAAATAGTAATAAAGGAAAAATAGAAATAGACGGTAACTCTGGGTTTGGTAGTGGTACTAATACTATAAATGGAACGTAATGGAATATTATTATGAATTATCAATGGATCAATTTTGGGCATTGTCAAGAGAAATTATAATATCTGCAGACCAACAAATAGGAAGACAAAAGATTATTATTATTGCTAATGAGCAATTAGAAAATTATTTAAGAGTTTTTGATAACGCTGTAGAAGTAGATGCTTATGCAGAAAATAATAATTACCCAAGTATAGACTGGTCAGGCGATTTACCAATACCATTTTATGAGCCAGAAGCTGATGATCCTGTATTCAGAGGCGAAGTAACTTATTGACTACAAATGTAGAAAACCAAACTATCAAGTGATAGTATATAATAACCAACGTTTAACTTAAAACCAAATACAATGACGTTTTTATATACCCGCACTAATACGTGGACTAGTGCACCACAACCAAGCGAAAAAACCATTAAACTATGGGAACATGTTACACAGAAGAAAAACTGGAGAATAGTTCAACTACCTAATGGATTTTTACAAACCGAATACAAAGACATAGCTAGTGAAAACTGGATCGATGTCACCAGAAGAGAAACAATAACTGGAGCTGAACAAGCAATAGATAGTTCAATAGAACATTATAAAAAGAAGTTAGAGTTTACCAAAGGACCGAAAGTAGTAAAAACCTTCGAGTAAAGTATTCAAACAAATAATATTAAATTAAATTAAATGCAAGAATTAAAGTTAGTTAAAAACCTGGCTTTTGGCGAATATGCTAGAAGTCAGGTATTAACTGGCGTTGAGAAACTAACTAATGCAGTAGGTTCAACGCTAGGAGCAAGTGGTAAATGTGTTATATTAGAAGATAGCAATGGTCAACCACAAATAACTAAGGATGGAGTAAGCGTAGCTAATGCTATTACATTACAAGATCCTATTGAAAATATTGGAGCAACACTAATTAAACAAGCTGCTCAAAGAACAGTATCAGATGCTGGCGATGGTACAACTACAGCAACTGTTCTTGCTAAAGCTATATTAGATGAAGCTCAAACTCACTCTTTGTTAGATGATGGAAGAAGCATGAAAGAAGGTATTAACAAAGGTGTTGTTAAAGTTTTAGAGTATATAACTAAAAACTCTAAAAAAGTAACAGGTAAAAAAATTGATCAAGTAGCTACTATATCAGCTAACAATGATAAAGAGCTTGGTGAGATTATAGGTAAGGCTTTTAAAATGGTTGATGAAACAGGTATAGTCATGATGGAAACTAATGAACAGCCTGAAACAGTAGTTGAGCTAATAGAAGGTGTTCAGTATGATCAAGCCTTGAAAAATAACCATTTTATTACCAACAAAGAAAAAGGAACGGCTGAGTTAGATAATCCACTCGTACTCATCGTTGAGTCACAAATAACCAACATAAGGAAAATTCAGTCGATCCTTGAATATGTAATTAAAAATGGTAAAAGTCTTTTAATCATTGCAGACGTAGATCAACAAGTAACTTCTGCTTTAGCTATGAACAAAATGAAGGGCAATATAAAAGTAAACATTATAGATGCTCCTGTTTATGGAATAAATAAAAAAGATATATTAGAAGATTTATGTGCTGTAACAGGCGCTAAACTTATTAATGAAGATTTAGGAGACGACATGGATCTTATTCAGCCTGAGTTTTTAGGTTCTTGTATTAAGTCAATTACTAATCACGAAGAAACTATATTACGGGTAGATTTATCAGATAAACCTAAAGTTAAAGAAACTATAGATTTATTAGAAGATCAAATAAAAAATACTAAAAATCCTAATATAATAATAAGACTAGAAAAAAGATTAGCCAAACTTAATGCTAAAGTAGCTACAGTAAAGGTAGGTGCTAATTCTGAAGTAGAACTAAAAGAAAAGAAAGATAGAGTAGAAGATGCTATTTGTGCTACAAAAGCCGCGATAAAAGAAGGTATAGTGCCTGGTGGTGGGATTGCGTTGTTAAACGCTAGCATGCATTTAAAAGCAGAATGTATTGGAGAAGAAGTATTGTATCAAGCAATACGTAAACCATACGAGCTTATATTAAAAAATGCAGGCGTAATAGAATATGTTGATCCAAACGAAAAAGGTAAAGGACTAAACGTGGTTACAGGAGAAACGGTAGATATGGTAAACGCCGGAATTATTGATCCTTTACTAGTTACTAAAAGTGCTTTAATTAACGCGGCTTCAGTAGCAACAACTATATTATCAACTGATTGTGTAATTAATAATATTAGAGCATGAGAGCAGTAGGTAAATATATAGTTATAGAGCAAATAAAAGAAGTTGACGTTAAAACCAAAGGTGGTTTAATCTTAGCTGAAAAGCAAAGAGAAGACGTTAGATACAGAAGAGCTAAGGTTATTAAACCTGGCTCTGATGTAGAAGTGTTAAAAACAGGTGATGAAATATATTATGATAAAGCAGCTGGTTTTAATATTGAAATAAACAAAGAACAATATAAGGTTATTAAAGAACACGATGTAGTTATAGTATTATGAGTTTTAGCAAAAAGTTTATAAACAAAAGCCCTATTAAAAAGACTGAAGATGGAAATCCAATTATAGATTTTTTGCCAACTTTAGTTAAAGAAGGAGGAAAATTTGTTAAAAGCCAAATAGCTAAAAATATAAGCCCAAGAGGTTATTATGATCCTTTAGGAAGAGTAAGTAGAGCTGTAGTAGGAATACCTGAAGAAGGTTCTGTTAATAAAGATGAATATTATAAAACTCTTAAACAAACACCTGACATTGTAAAGTTTCAAGATGCTACTAAAGAAAGACAGGATCTATTTAGTTTAATGATGACAGGAAAAACTCCAAACAACGCTGTACAAGTTTCAAAATACAAACCAACTAAAAGTAAAGATCCTAATGCTATTTACTATAATTCACCAACTACTGAAAATTTTTTAAAAGAGCAAATAAAAAAAGGTGAATACGATATTTCAAAGTGGCCTAAAAAAGGTAGTCAATACTTTGGTGATTCTGGAAATGTATTAGGTAATTACACCGTTAATAAAGGTATAGATAAAGATGGAAGAGAATATTTTTCATATTATGATGTTTGGGATTTAAACCCTTTCCAAGGTAAAGGTATTAAAGATAAATTAGCTACAACAGCTCAAGAAGCTATAGGTGTTAAGCCTGCTGAGGTTTATGGAAGAGTATATGTAGATGAAGTGGTAGAAGAGCCTTGGCAAAAGAAAATGGAAAATAAAAACAAGCTGTGAGACTTAGTTCTTCTGACTTAAAAGATCTTAAACTTTTAAAACATTACAGGGTAATACGTAAATGGGCATGTAAAACGTGTAATCTTAAAGATGCAGACCTTGAGTTATTAATATATCTTGATGCTATTGAGTTCTTTACAAAAGATGATTTTAAAAAAGGTACATACTCTTACAGCTGGGACAATAGACGCTGGAACAGATTATTGAAACAAGGGTGGATAGTAGTGTGGAGAGAAAGAAATCGCACAACCCAAAAATATCATATATATAAAGTTTCCTATAAGTGTAAGCAGCTAATAAGTAGAATGTATCGTATTATGTTAGGTGAAGAAGATATGCCTACAAAAGTGTTAGATAAAAATAATAAATATAGTTATAAGGTTACGGCCGCAGCTATAAGATATGCAAACAAAGATAAATTAAAATAATGGGAGTACCAGGAAAAACAAGCGGCCACTCTATACAAATAGTTTTAGGCGGCAGTAAGAAAAACAGAGGATTAAATCCTAATAGTCCAATTAACAACTTAAACCCAGGTCAAAAAGCTTTAGCTAAAGATGGACCTGATGGTTTAAAAGCTGTTGCGGCTATGGAAAACAAAAGCGTAGAAGAAGTAAAGAGTATGGTTAATAGAGCCGGATCACCGGTGCGTATGATGAATAACAACATGCTTAATCAAACTGATATGGGCCAAATGCCTTTTCAGAATAATGCTATTGTGAACGCTCAAGGTATGAAGCAAATGGATATGAGTGTAAATCCAAATATACCAGGAACTTTACCGGGAAGTGGTAATGTGCCAGGAAACCAACAAATACCAAACCCAGTAGCGAAACTAGAAGATGAACCAAAATCTTCAATAAAAGCTATGGAAGTAAAGCAAGTTAGCAAAGGTAGAACTGAAGTTCAAGAGGAAGGAAATAAAGATGTTAAAAAAAGAACAGCTAGACTAACCGGTTCTTTTTAAACTTAAAAAATATTAAAATGTCAGGAAAAGATATAAGCCCAAAACAAAAACCATTAGGCGAAAGAAAAATGGTTTCTAGAAACGAAACAATTAAAACAACTTTAAAAATTGATAATTGTGAGTATAAAGGTAACGCTGTTTTAAACGCTAACAAATGATCGGCATAGAAGACTTGAAGTTGTATTGTTTAAATATAACTTCATTTACTATCGCAAGTTTAGACTGGATGGAACCTGTGTTAGAGATAATATTGTTATTAATGACCATTGGCTATACAGCGCATAAATGGTGGAAATTAAGAAAAGGTGAAAAAGTTTAATAAAAGAAGAGATATTAATTCCATGGTAAATATGATGGGCAAATTAAAACGCCCATCAGAAAGTACCATAGCTAATTTAAAATCTATAGAAGATATGTTAGCTAGCGATGAAAGCGGCTACGTAATTCCACCTATTAGTTCTAATATTAGTGCAATTGAAGATGATCAATTAAAAGACAGTAAAAAGAAAGATAATTCACTATCGTTAAAAGAAGATCAAAAGAAAACATTGGAAGAAGCTATAGAGTCAGGTGATAAAAAAGCTATTAGAAAATCTGATGCTAAAGGTAGATACAAAAGAGCTGCCATGCAAGATTTGAAAGGAAAACAAAATAAAGAAATAGAAAAAGCTTCTGAAACCGTAAAATTAATAGGTGAAGTAAATAGATTAAATCCAGAAGGATGAGAAGTATTAAAGAAATAATTATTCACTGTTCAGCCACAAGAGAAGGTCAGGAAATAAGCGTTGACACAATAAGAAAGTGGCACGTTGAAGGCCGTGGTTGGTCAGACATAGGCTATCATTTCTACATTGACATACATGGTGAAATACACAAAGGTAGAGACATAGCTAATATCGGAGCTCATTGCAAGGGTCACAATCGACATTCTATAGGGATATGCTATTGCGGAGGCGTTGAAGCAGATGGTAAGACTCCGAAAGATACTAGAACACCTGAACAAAAGCAAGGTTTGTTACATGTGCTTAAAACATTAAAAGCAATGTATCCAGCCGCTACTATATATTCACACAACGAGTTTGCTAATAAAGCATGCCCGTCATTTAACGCAACTGATGAGTACAAAGATCTCTGAAAATACTTCCGTACAACTTGACTTAAAAACTGTAATTGCTATAATAACCATAACCGCTTCTTTCGTAGGTATGTATTATACGCTGCAAGCAGATATTGAAGAAGCTAAAAAATTACCGCCTACTGAAGTTAAACGTCTTGAGTATGATTTAAAAGAAGAGTGGAATAAAGAAAATATTGAAGAGCTTAAACAACGCGTTGATATGCTAGAACAAGTAGATGATGTAGTATTTGAAGAAATAAATATATTATCTACACTTATAAAAGACGGCACTGAAAACGATGGCAAACTAGAAGAGCTACATAAGCAACTAGAAGAATTACAAAATAGAAAACCTAAAACAACTGTAATAGTTAAAGAAGTTGCAGTAGATAAAAAAGGTAGAAAACTTTAAGCAATGAGTAAAAAAAAGAAAATAAAGAAAACAGTAGAAAAACTAAGAGAAGTTGAAGAGCAATTAGGTGGCGCTGTTGTTGCTCATGGCAATCAACAAAAAGTTGTGGGAGCTACAGCAGACGCGTTAGAAAGTGGCAGTATGGCTGCTAAAATAAAAAGAACTAAAATATCTCCTGCTTGTAAAGCTGCTGCTAAAAGAAAATTTAAAGTATGGCCTAGTGCTTATGCTAGTGGATGGGGTGTTAGATGTACTAGAAACCCAGGTAAATACTTAGGTAGAAAAAAGAAATGAAAAAGCGTGGCGGTGAATATCGCGGCACGTTAAAAGCTAGAATAAATAAACTGTATGGTGGTGATGTAACTTGTGCTAAAGTTAAAAAACTTAAGTCAAGAAAAGGAGCAACTAAAAGAGACGTACAACTAGCTAATTGGTTTATTAACATGCATAACTGTAAGATATAATGGCAAAGAAAAGACCTGAATGGAAAGATAGCGAATACGCAGATGCTAAAGGTAAGTTTAAAGAGTTATCATGTGGTGACTTAGCTAGCTGGTTAATTAAGTCTAGAAAAGGAAATAAAAAAGCTATTGTTGGTTCATTAAATCAACAAATAGTTTTTAATAGAAAAAAGAATCCTAGTTACGCTAAAAAAATGAAGTGTGCTAGAAATGCAGCTATGAAAAAGTTAGGCAGTGGCAAAGAAAAATAAAGACCCAAAAGAAGGCACTGGTAAAAAACCTAAAGGTTCTGGTAGAAGATTATATACAGATGAAAATCCAAAAGATACTGTAGGTATTAAATTTGCTACGCCAGCTGACGCTAGAGCTACTTGTAGTAAAGTTAAAAAAGTAAATAAACCTTTTGCTAGAAAAATACAGATATTAACTGTAATGGAACAAAGATCTAGGTTTGGTGGTAAACCAGAACAAGCTAGAATAGCTAAACGATGTAAAGCATCTATAAGAAGATTATATGGTAAGAAAGATTAAAGGTGGTGGCACCAAGAAAGTTTGTCTACCCGCATCAAAGGTAAGGTCAATGAGTAAGGAAGAAAGAGACGCTGTAGTCAGAGCTAAACAAGATGCTGGATCTAAAGGTAAATATAAAAGAAAACGTAGTAGTTTTGTTAAAGGCGCTCGTAAAAAAGGTGCTACACTTAGAGACTGGTTTGAAAAAGAAAACTGGATTAATGTTGCTACAGGTGAACCTTGTGGAGCTTCATCTAAAAAGAAAAAGAAATGATAGATAAAAAGAAGTTAAAGTGTAATAAGCCTAAAAGAACACCTAATCACAAGACTAAATCACATATAGTTAAAGCTTGCGAAAACGGTAAAGAGAAGATTATTAGATTTGGCCAACAAGGCAAAAAAGTTAATTCATTGTCCGGTACAGCTGGTAAACCTAAAAAAGGTGAGTCTGAACGCATGAAAGCTAAGAGAAGAAGTTTCAAAGCAAGACACGCGAAAAACATAGCTAAAGGTAAAATGTCAGCTGCGTATTGGGCAGATAAAGTTAAATGGTAATGAAAGATAAAGGACTTGGCGATACAATAGAAAGATTTACAACAGCTACAGGTATTAAGCGTTTAGCTGATATGATACCTGGAGGTTGTGGTTGTGACGATAGGAAAGATTGGTTTAATAAAAACTTTCCTTACAATACTAAAAATAATAGAGTAAAATACGATTAATGGCTTTTAAAATGAGACCGCCATATGCGGTAGATAATACACCAGTATATCACAAAGATGAACCGCCTAACGTTATGGGTAGGGCTCATAAAAATGGAGCTATAACAATAGATACAAGTGTTGAAGTTGGAAGTAAAGAATATGATAAAGTAAAAAAACACGAGCAGATACACGTTGATCAATTTGAAGAATTTGAAAAAACTAATGGTAAACGAGGTTTAAATTATACCGCAGATACCGTTACTTGGAACGGGGAAGTTTACCCTAGAAAAAATGGAAAAATAAAATACAATGGAAAATGGATGATTGAAGGTCACCCAGATTTTCCTTGGGAACAAGAAGCATATAATAACGAAAAATAAAAATCATGCCTGGTAAAGCAATAACATACAAGAAAGCAGAAAAAGCTATGGAGACTGTAGCTGCTTATATGAAGCAAGGTTCGATGGCCGATATGAAAACTATGGCTAAATCTACCTATGCTGAAGCGAAAAAGAAAAATCCTAACTTAGATAAATTAATAGAAAAAAGAAAAGGTTTAGACAAAGGAACACCTGAATATAATGCTGTGCAAAACAAAATAAACAAAGCATATGGTAAAGGTCCTCAAAGAGATGAGAGTATACCTAGAATGGAGTCTAAAAAAGCAGTTACTGATGTAAAAGAAGTAAAAGCTGCTGCTCCTAAACCTAAGTCTGCTATGAGTAAAGCTGAAGACGCTATTAAAGCTGGAGATGCTAAAGGAGCTAAGAAAGCTATTAAAGAGTCTGACATGAAAGGCAAAGTTAAAAGAAAAGTTAAAAGAGTAGCTGCTCAAGAAGCTAGAAAAACTAAAAGAGCTGCAAAGAAAAACGAAAGAGTAGATAAAAAGATTGAAAAGTTAGAAGCTAAAAAATCTCCAATGGCTCGTTATGATGATGGCGGATCACCAGCTGCTTATTTTAAACAAAAAATTAAATATAATAACTCTGCTAAAGGTATTGCTATTAGAGTTGCTGCTGATGAAAAAGATAAAAAACATGCAAGTGCTAAAGGTAAAAAAGCTTTAGATCACGATATTAGCTCTATGATTAGCCACGCTAAACGTTATGATGGCGGTATGGCTAAGCGTTATGATGGTGGTATGGCTAAGCGTTATGATAGCATGGCTAAGATGGATCATGGTGGTATGGCAAAGAGATATGACAGTATGGCTAAAATGAAGACAAATCAGTCAGGTGGCGGATATGCAGCAAAAAATATGGCTGCACCAGGTAAGCAACTTAAAAAATTAGGAAGTATCTTATCTAAGCATTTTAAAAGTAATAGATAATTATTATGGCTTTTAAATTAAAATTCCAAGGAAAATCAAAAGAACTTTACGGATCAGACAACACTATGGTCCGTAAAGGTCTTGTTACTCCAGCTTATTTAATGGAAGGCCCAGGCGATGAAGTAAAAGTAAGTTCAAGTTCAGGAAGCTCTAAATCAGGTCGTAAATTAACTGACGCAGAATTAGCAGCAAAGCAAAGAGAATTACAGAAATTAGCAAATGAAACTGGTAAATCTCAATCTTTTGAAAACAAATACGGTCAAGGCGGACAAGCTGAAGAAGTGTGGAAAACTTTATCTGATGAGCAAAAAGCTAGATTTGGAACTGTTGAAAATTTTAGAAAAGAAACTGACGCATATAACAAAATGATGAGTCAAAGACTTTCTGCGGATCCAGAACCTAAAGAGAATAAACCAAAGCCAAAACCTCAACAAGACGCTAAACCTTCAGCAGATCAAATAGGAACTGAATTGTACAATAGGATATATTCTCAAGTTAGAGACAAAAGAGTTTATGACCCAGAGTTAGGTTATAAAAGACCTAAGACAAAGGAAGAAATATTAAGAGAAGGGCCTGCTGAATTAGTTGCGCAATATAGAAACGCTACTAAAGCTAAAACAGATGACACTGTTGTAATAGGTAGCACAGGAGACGCTGATAGAATTAAAAATGTAGTAACAGATCAATTAGAACAAAAGACTATGTCTAACGCGTTAGATCCTGCTACTATTATTAAAGGAGCTATGATGGTTAAAAACTTAATAGGTAAAAAGAAAGAAAAGTAATGGAAAGCAAGAAAACGTTTAAAGAAACTAAAATTGGAGCCTTTTTAGCTACTAAAGCACCTAAGGTATTAGCAGCTATAGGAGATGTATTACCTGATCAAGGTGGATTAGGAGTTGTAAAAAATCTTATAACAAGTGATACTAAGATTAAGGCCGCTGATAAAGAGATGGCTATGCAGCTTATAGAGCAAGATTTACAAGAGCTAAAAGAAGTGTCAAACAGATGGAGAGCTGATATGAAATCAGATTCTTGGTTAAGCAAAAACACTAGACCTTTAGCTTTAATATTCTTAACTGTCTCTTCTGTGTTTATGATGGCTATAGACTTTTTTCATTTTCATGAAATAGATGAAGCTTGGATAAGTTTATTAAAGACATTACTAGTAACAGTATATGTAGCGTATTTTGGTTCAAGAGGCGCTGAAAAAATAACAAATATAAATAAATAAAAAATGGCTGGATCAATAGAAATAGATATTGCTGGAGTAGAAGGTAACATGGCTGCTGAGCCCAGAAGATTTGCTCATTCTGCTAATGCTATAACAATAGCTAGTGGGAATGGTAAAGATGATGAAGCTCAAGATGTATTACCAACGCCAGTGGCTGATGAAGTTGCTGTATTGAAAAGAGGAGCTTGTTTATATATAGGAGGAACTGGTAATGTAAAAGTATTGCTAGAAGGCGATAGCTCTCCTGTAGAATTTAAAGCTGTACCTGCTGGAACATTTATGCCTATACTTGTTAAAAAGATATATGGCAAAGATGGAACTGCTGGTACTACCGCTACAGATATATTAGCATATTACTAAAAAATAAAAACAATAATTAAATTAAATTAAATAAAATGGCAAAAGTAGCAAGTAATAAAGTAAGTAAAACTGAGTTAAAAAACATTAAAGAAGCTCAAGAGGCACTTGACAGTGCAATTAGAAGTGTAGGTGCATTAGAATATAAAAAATCTGTAATAATGAAATCTATGCACGAAGCAGCAGATAAAGTTGAAAACTTAAAAAATAAGTTAGAGAAAAAATATGGTTCTGTTAATATTAATTTAGAAACAGGAGACATGACTAAAATAGAACAACCTGTAGCTGCATCATAATGACTAAAATAATCAGAAAAATAAGTATTGGTTCTGATTACAAGAATGATGCAATGCATTATTCAACTGGTCAAGAAGTCTATGGTGGACATACTATTAGCGATATTCTTTTTGAAGACAAGGATCAGTCATATAATATTTATATAACTAAAAACAATGAAGTTTTACCTTGGAAAAAGTTTAATGCTAATATGTCTATATCAGTAGAATATGATTTAAAATATTAGTGAAAAGTTTATATCAGTTTATAATAAAGCCTTTTAATGAGCGTTATGATAATATAAAAAAAATAGACGACAAAGAGCTTATTATAAATACTAGTATAGAACAACACTTATTTGTTAGTAAAAAAGCTGTAGTTGTTTCTACACCTGCAGCTTTTAAAACTAAAATAAACATAGGAGATATAGTATATGTACATCACAATATCTTTAGAAGATATTATGATATAAAAGGTAATGAAAGAAATAGCGGAACATATTTTAAAGATGACTTATATTTTTGTTCACCTTTCCAAATATATATGTATAATGGTAAAAGCAATTTAAATTATTGTTTTGTCAAGCCAATTTTAAATAAAGACAAATTTAGCATTAATAAAGAACAACCTAATGTTGGTATAGTTAAATATGCTAATAATGCCTTAGAAGCTGTAGGAATAACACCTGGGACGCTTGTAACGTTTACGCCTAACTCTGAGTTTGAGTTTATAATAGAAGGCGAACGACTTTATTGTATGAAATCAAATGATATAGCTTTAACTCATGAATACGAAGGAAACGAAAAAGAAAATAATCCAAGCTGGGCAAAAAGCAGTTGAAGAGCTTATTAAGGTGGCAAAAGAAAAGATCGTAGACTCAGACGACGATGTTAGCGCTGACAGACTTAAAAATGCCGCCGCCACTAAAAAGCTAGCTATTATGGATGCCTTTGAAATATTACAACGCATTGAAGAAGAAGAAAACATTTTAAAAGGTTTAGAAAATAAAAAAGAAGCTAAAGTATTTAAAGGTTTTGCAGAAGGGAGAAGTAGATGATTTACGAACAAACTTTATGGAAAGAAATTAAAGACGTTGTAAATCCTAAAATACTAGCCAAAAACAATAGATTTAAAAAATGGGAGTATGGATATAACTCTGATTATGATTTTGTAGTAATAAGTAAAACAGGACAAATTGGAAGAATCATTGAAATACAAAATCTCAAAATTGCTTTACCAGCAATCAATAAACCGTATAAACGAAGCGAAAATAAAGCGGAACAATACTGGGAAAGATTTGAATATCCAAAAGAATTACAAAGAATAAAAACTAGATTTGACTGGGAAGAACACTCAGTAGAATTTAAAGAAAAATGGTACGATTATATAGATGAAGAATTTAAGCGTAGAGAAGAAGGTTTTAGCTTCTACAATAATGGCAGCCCTGTATATATTACTGGTACTCATTACATGTACCTGCAGTGGTCAAAGATTGACGTCGGAGCACCAGACTATAGAGAAGCAAATCAATTATTCTTTATATTCTGGGAAGCGTGTAAAGCAGATGCAAGATCTTACGGAATGTGCTATCTTAAAAACAGACGGAGTGGATTTAGCTTCATGTCAAGCGCTGAGCTTGTTAATCAAGCAACAATATCTTCCGATTCAAGATTCGGTATACTTTCAAAGTCTGGAGCCGACGCCAAAAAGATGTTCACCGATAAGGTTGTTCCAATATCTGTTAACTATCCGTTTTTCTTCAAGCCAATACAAGATGGTATGGATAGACCCAAAACAGAATTGGCTTATAGAGTGCCAGCCTCAAAACTTACTCGTAGAAAATTAGAAAATAACGAGCAGCTTACAGAACTAGAAGGTCTTGATACAACTATTGACTGGAAAAACACAGGTGATAACTCTTACGATGGTGAAAAGCTAAAGCTATTAGCTCATGATGAAAGTGGTAAATGGGAGCGTCCTGATAATATATTAAACAACTGGAGAGTTACAAAAACTACGTTAAGACTAGGATCTAGGATTGTAGGTAAATGTATGATGGGCTCAACATCAAACGCGTTAGATAAAGGTGGAGACAATTTTAAACAACTATACTATAATTCAGACGTTACAAAAAGAAATAAAAACGGACAAACAACTTCTGGACTCTATAGCTTGTTCATACCTATGGAGTGGAACTACGAGGGATTCATCGATACTTATGGATCACCTGTCTTTGTTACTAGCGAAGATAGAGTCAAAGGAGCAGACGGTTATGAAATTACAACAGGAGTTATCGAGCATTGGAAAAATGAAGTAGAAGGATTAAAAAATGACCAAGATAGTTTAAACGAATATTATAGACAATTTCCAAGAAGCGAACAGCATGCCTTTAGAGATGAAAGTAAACAAGCTTTGTTTAATATAACAAAAATATACGAGCAAATAGATTATAACGAAGAACTAAACAACATAGCTAATATAACTAAAGGTAATTTTTCTTGGAATAATGGAATAAAAGATACTACAGTTAGTTTTATTCCTAATGACAGTGGTAGATTTATGATTAGTTGGGTACCTCCAAGTCATTTGCAAAATAAAGTAATAATTAAAAATGGAGTTAAATACCCAGGTAACGAACACATTGGAGCTTTTGGTTGTGACTCTTACGATATTAGTGGCACTGTTGACGGTCGCGGTAGTAAAGGAGCGTTACATGGATTAACTAAGTTTTCGATAGAAGACGCACCATTTAATCAGTTTTTCTTAGAATATATAGCAAGACCACAAACTGCAGAAATATTTTTTGAAGATGTCCTTATGGCTTTAGTTTTTTATGGCATGCCAATACTAGCTGAAAATAATAAACCAAGATTATTATACTACTTAAAACGTAGGGGCTATAGAGGTTTTAGTATAAACCGTCCTGACAAATTAGCAAACAAGTTGTCTACTACAGAAAGAGAAATAGGTGGCATACCAAACTCAAGTGAAGATATTAAGCAAGCGCACGCTGCTGCAATAGAAACTTATATTAATGATAATGTAGGTAGAACAAACGAAGGATACGGTTCAATGTATTTTCAGCGAACGCTAGAAGACTGGGCTAAATTTAATATAAATAACAGAACTAAATACGATGCTACTATTAGTTCTGGTTTAGCTATAATGGCTTGCAATAAAAACAAATATAGACCAGCACCAAAAAATATTATTAAATCTTTTAATTTAGGTTTTAAAAGATATAACAATGATGGCAATATTTCTAAAATAATAAAATAAATAAATGCAAATTTCTTACACAAGTAACAGTTCTTTTCCAGATCAGGTTGTACCAGCTGCAGAAAAAGCTACTTTAGAGTATGGGCTTGCCGTAGGTAGAGCTATCGAAAGTGAATGGTTTAGAAATTATAGAGGCGTGGTAAATGCACCTGGATATGCTGTTAATTTTAATGAGTTTCACAATTTAAGACTATATGCTAGAGGTGAACAGCCAGTTCAAAAATATAAAGATGAATTAGCTATAAATGGTGACTTAAGCTATTTAAATCTAGATTGGAAACCAGTTCCTGTTATAGCTAAGTTTGTAGATATAGTCGTAAATGGAATATCTGGTAGAAACTACGAAATAAATGCTTTTGCTCAAGATCCAGTTTGTTCTAGACAGAGAACAGATTATGCTACAGGTTTAATGACAGATATTGTAGCTAAAGATTATTTAACAGAAGCTAAACAAATATTAAATGTAAATGCTTTTAATGCTGAAAATCCTGAAGCAGCTCCACAAGATAAAGAAGAGTTAGCTATACATTTGCAAATGGATTTTAAACAATCTGTTGAAGTAGCAGAAGAAGAAGCTATTAGTTATATATTAGATAGCAATAAATATGATTTAACTAGAAGAAGATTAGCGTATGATTTAACCGTTTTAGGTATTGCTGCTGTAAAAACTAGATTTAATGAAGCCGAAGGTGTTACTGTAGATTATGTAGATCCTGCGGCAATGGTTTATTCTTATACTGATGATCCTAACTTTGAAGATTTATATTATGTTGGAGAAGTTAAATCTGTATCTCTACCAGATATTAAAAAACAATTTCCATATTTAACAGATGAAGAGTTAGAAACAATACAAAAGTACCCAGGTAATCCAGAATATTTAAGAAACTGGAATGGCAGATACGACGATTTAACTGTACAAGTTCTGTATTTTGAATACAAAACTTACCATGATCAAGTATTTAAAATAAAGAAAAATGCTTTTGGACTAGAAAAAGCTTTAGAAAAACCTGACACTTTTAATCCTCCTGACACTGAAAACTTTGAGGTAGTTACTAGATCTATAGAAGTATTATATAGCGGTGCTAAAATATTAGGACATCCTATGATGTTAGAGTGGAAGTTAGCTAAAAATATGACTAGACCTACAGGTGACACTGTAAGAGTTAACATGAATTATAATATATGTGCTCCAAGATTATATAAAGGTAGAATTAACTCTTTAGTAAAAAGAATAACTGGATTTGCTGATATGATTCAGTTAACACATTTGAAAATACAGCAAGTATTATCAAGAACAGTTCCTGATGGTGTTTTCTTAGATATGGATGGTTTAGCCGAGGTTGATTTAGGTAATGGTACTAAATATAATCCCGCTGAAGCGTTAAACATGTATTTTCAAACTGGTAGTATTGTAGGTAGATCTTTAACTCAAGAAGGTGATCCTAATAGAGGTAAAGTTCCAATACAAGAATTACAAACTGGATCTGGTGGTGGAAAAATAGGTACTTTAATACAGACTTATCAATATTATTTACAAATGATAAGAGATGTAACAGGACTTAACGAAGCTAGAGATGGTAGTACGCCAGACAAAAACTCTTTGGTTGGCTTACAAAAGCTTGCTGCTGCTAATAGTAATACAGCAACTAGACATATACTACAAGCACAATTATTTTTAACTCTTAGAACTTGTGAAAATATATCACTAAGAGTAGCAGACGCTTTACAATACCCACTAACTAGACAAGCATTAGAAAATAGTATATCAGAATATAACGTAGGAACATTAGATCAATTGTCTAAAATAAATATACATGACTTTGGTATATTCTTACAATTAGAGCCAGATGAAGAAGAAAAAGAACAGTTAGAACAAAATATTCAAATAGCTTTAAAAACTAATTCTATAACATTAGAAGACGCAATAGATATTAGGCAAGTTAAGAATTTAGCATTAGCTAATCAAATGTTAAAATATAGAAGAAAGAAAAAAGCACAAGCTGATCAAAAAGCTGCTCAAGCAAATATACAAGCTCAAGCTCAAGCTAATGCAGAAACTGCTGAGAAAGCAGCGTTAGCGGAAATGCAAAAACAACAAGCACTAGCGGAAACACAAGTTCAAATAGAACAAGCTAAATCTCAATTTAATATAAACAAAATTGAAAGAGAGTCTCAGATGAGAAAAGAAGAAATGGAATTGAAGTTTAGATACGATATGCAATTAGCTCAGCTTGACGTAGGTTTTAAAAGAGAAAGAGAAAAAATGATTGAAGATCGTAAAGATCAAAGAACGAGAATATCAGGTACTCAACAAAGTGAAATGATTAGTCAGAGAAAAAATGATACACCTCCAACTAATTTTACTGAAACAGAAGATCCTGATGGAATAAACTTAAGTGCATTTAATATGCAATAAGTATTTTTTAACTATTATATTATATTATGTCTAAAACAAAACAAGAACAAGAGGCGTTGTCTCTTAAAATTAAAAAACCTTCATTAAAAAGGGATAATGATCAAGTATATAAACTTGATTTAAATAAAAAACCAGAAGAAAAAGAAGAAGAAAATGCCGTTCCAGAGCAAAGCGCAGGAAGTATGGATGAGGATAAACAAGCCGCAGATGTGGAAAAAGTGGAGGAAAGAGCACCCGAACCAAGTGTTGAGCCGGTTGCCGAAACGAAAGAAGAAGAAATAAGTCCTTTAGAAGAAATTACTCCTGAAGAAGTAAAAAAAGAAGTTGTACAAGAAGTTGTACAAGAACGTAGTGAAGAAACACCTACTAAAAAACTTCCAGAAAACATAGAAGCTTTAGTAAATTTTATGGAAGAAACAGGTGGTACAATTGAAGACTACGCTAGATTAAATAGAGATTATTCAGAGTATAATGAAAATGCTATACTTAACGAATACTATAAAAGAACTAAACCACATTTAAATCAAGAGGAAATTAACTTTATAATGGAAGATAATTTTCAAATTGATGAGGATGTGGATGATGAGCGAGAAATAAAGAAAAAGAAACTTGCTTACAAAGAAGAAATTGCTAAAGCCAGAAACTTTTTGGAAGAAACAAAGAGTAAATACTACAAAGAAATCAAGATGAAATCTAGTGGTTTAACTCCTGATCAACAAAAAGCTATGGACTTTTTCAATAGATACAACAAAGAACAAGAAAAGGGAGCAAAGAATAGAGAAATATTTATTAATAATTCTAATAAGTTGTTTAACGAAGACTTCAAAGGTTTTGAATATTCAGTTGGCGAAAAAACATTTAGATATAATATAAATAATCCTAGTGATATTGCTAAAAAACAATCAAGTATAAATAGTTTGTTTCAGAAGTTCTTGAACAAAGATGGTGCGATTGATGATGCTAAAGGTTATCACAAAGCTTTATATACAGCACAAAATCCAGATAGAATCGCAACTCATTTTTATGAACAAGGAAAAGCAGATGCTATAAGAAACATGGCGTCTCAGTCAAAAAACATTGGCGAAGATGTTAGACCTCAAGCAAATGGTGATGTTTTCATAAATGGGTTACGAGTAAAAGCGATTAGTGGTGTAGATAGTTCTAAGTTGAAATTTAAAATAAAAAAATAACAACTAAAAACAATAATTATGGCTTTTGCTAATAGCGGGTCTTTTCCCGCAAGTTTAGTTCCTGCTCAAACAAGGTTAGCTTTACATTCAAATTATTTAACATTTGATGGAGCTTCAGGTAGTTTTGCTCAGCAATATTTACCAGAGCTTTATGAAGCTGAGGTGGAACGTTATGGAAACAGAACAATTGGTGGTTTCCTAAGAATGGTAGGCGCTGAGATGCCTATGACATCAGATCAAGTAATCTGGTCTGAACAAAATAGATTACACATTGCGTATAAGTCTTGTACTGTTGCTGCTCCAGGTGGATTAGCTGACGCTGATATTACTCTTACTATTGATTTATCTGTAGCACAACCTAATGTTGCTGCTGGTGATAGAAGAGGTGCTATTAGACAAGGACAAACAGTATTGATTTCTGATAACGCAACTGGATTAATTGTACAAAAAGGTTTAGTACAAGCAGTTTCTGGTAATACTCTTAATGTATTAAATGTTAAGTTTTATGGTACTGCTACTAACTCTTTACCTACTGCTGCTGGCGCTTGTAACGTATTTGTTTACGGTTCAGAGTTTGGTAAAGGTTCTATCGGTATGCAAGGTTCTATTCAGCCTGAATTTACTCAGTATGCTAACAGACCAATGATTCTTAAAGATAACTTTGAGATTAATGGTTCTGATACTGCTCAAATTGGTTGGGTTGAAGTTGCTACAGAAGATGGACAATCAGGTTATTTATGGTATTTAAAGTCTGAGTCTGAAACAAGATTAAGATTTGAAGATATGCTAGAAATGGCAATGGTTGAAGCAGAAAACATGTACAATGATGCCTATGACGAAGCTAACAATGCTGTACAATTCCAATATGGTGGAGCTGGAAACGCTGCGTTAAGTACTAATATTCAAGGTTCTGAAGGTTTATTTGCTGCTATCGAAGCAAGAGGTAATGTATACTCTGGTTTTGCTGGTGCTGCTGCTCCAGGTTCTGGCGCTTTAGCTGATTTTGATGAAATACTCAAAAACCTAGATAAGCAAGGTGCTATTGAAGAAAACATGTTATTCTTGTCTAGAGCTACTGCTCTTGATTTTGACGATATGATTGCTGCTGTTAATGGAGCTTATGCTTCTTCACAAGCTGCTTCTTATGGTTTATTTGAGAATGACGGTGATATGGCATTAAACTTTGGATTTTCAGGATTTAGAAGAGGTTCTTATGACTTCTACAAAACTGACTGGAAATATTTAAATGACGCTTCAT